TTAATTGTGCTAATAGTACCATTTGAAGTTGCATTAGCATCAGTAGGCATAAACTGTGATGCGTTTTTCTTAACACCTTGTGCATTAATAATTGTATCTGCTGAAGTTGCTGTTCCGTGAAACTTAAAGTCGGCATCAATTACATTAATACCTTTTTCAACTGCGCCAACAATTCCTGTAATAGGATTTGCTGAGTTAGGTGTAAATCTAATGTTTGAAAGTATTGCTTCTTTTTGTCCGCCAACATTTAAATTAACAAGTGTTCTGTTTGACTGTGTTGTATCTAAAACTGTTTCAGTTGTAAACCCTGAAGTTCCTTCTGATGTTGCAAAGTCAGGACCAACAAGTACTAAGTCTGTTCCGTCAAAGAAATATAACTTATTGTTTTGATTATCAATCCAAAGATCGCCTGTAACCATTTGTGGTTGTGTAGGACTTACAATAGGTCCACCTGCACTTTTAAATTGTGCACCATCATATAATTTTAATCTTGCTTCACCACTGTCATACCATAACTGACCTGTAAGTGGATTTGCTGGTGCTTGTGTGTTAGTAAAGTTTTCAAGCATCTTAACAAAATTTTCGTTAATGCTTTCGCCAAAGCCTGAATAGTTTCTACCAACTAATGAAATATCAGTTGTTTGTGTGTTTAATTGTCCGTCAACTAAATTTACAAGTAAGTCGCCGTTTGTTTTATTAATCTGATACGCCATTATTTCGCCCCCGCATAAATTAGATAGTTCATTGCCAAGTACGGATTCATTACATTAAAGTCTTGCCCGACTGCTGTATTGCTTACCACTCCTCCTGAGAATGGAAACTTTTGTCCTGCGTTTGAACCTTGCGGTGCATCGGCTACTGTAGCATCACCATCTACTGGTGTACCTTGTACATCTCTTGTTGCGTAATACTGTGTACCACTTGGTCCACGTAAATCATGTTCGTGTTCTGGTAGTTCATCAACTGCAATTGGTTTCTTCTCGACACCTGCTGTACCACCTATTGTATCAGCATTTTCGTCTGTAACTCTGTTTGCTGGTCCTGTTTGTGTACCCATGTTATCCATACCAAGTGGAAATCTACCACGTAAATCTGGTAAGGCAAATTTACCTAATGCAGGATTTGCTTTGAATGACGTACCAATAATTCCATGTAGTTCTGGCCAATCAACAATAAACACTTCACTACCATCACATAATAACCAACCGTTTAAGTCTAAGACTGATGTTGCGTTACCTGCATATGGTGTAATCATTCCAACTGGGTTAACAGGTAAAGCACTAAACAAGTTACTTCTTGATAGTTTTTTAATTCCTGTTCCGCTACCGTTTTCATCGTTAATTCTATTAACAAGGAATTCGTCATCAAATCTTGATGTTGGAACTGATGTTTTATTTGTAATGAAAGTACTATTAATACTAATATCAAAATTCTTAACAAGTGTAGTTTCGCCTGGCGCACTATATTGTCCATCAAAGATAACTGGCGGTGCTGTTACATCACCTGTAATTTGAAATGTTGTTCTTGAAGCAAGTTTATCTGAACTTCCTGAACGTCCTGTAACTGTACCAGTTACATTACCAACCAAGTTAGCCCTTACTGTGTTTGCATTAATCTCTGCAAACTTTAATGTTGTACTACCAATGTTAACTGAGTTTGTAGAATCTGGTAATACTGTACCACCTAATGTAGTTGTACCACCTACTTCTAAACTGTTTCCGATTCTTGCACTCTTGGCAATACCAATACCACCTGCTGTAGTAATTGCTCCTGTTCCAGTGTTAACTGCTTCTGCAATTCCATTAATAACAAGGTTGTTACTAATAATAGCATTACCTGTTACGTCTAATGCTTCTGCTGGTGATAAGTTGTTAATACCAACTTTTTGTGTTGAATCAATTCTTAATACAGGTTGTAAGTTTCCTGCATTGTTAATACGTAAGTCAATGTTAGCACCTGATGTATTATTTGAGATAATAGCATTTTGTCCTTCAATACCTATTTGGACAACTGCATCACTACCAATACTTACACCTGTGTTATTTTTAATTTGTAAACTTGCATTTGAAATACTTGCAATGTCGCCTCTTAAAAAGTTTGAAGCCGCTACAACTGTTGAACCTACAATTAAGTTTTCTGCTTTCTCTGATACACCATAGTATTTTCCTACGCCTGCACCTGTAATGTCTGCTGTACTTAAATTGAATCCTGGACTTACTGTTGAAAATCCTTGAATAGTTGCCTTAGGAGTAAATGCACTTGTCGCATAAATTGCAACAACTTTGCCGCCTATTTCAACTTGTAATGCTGTGTAATTAATATTGTCAGTACCGGTTAGTGTAGTAGGTCTAACACCTGCCGCTAATCCGTCACTAAACTCTGGTCCTACTAAGATCCAACCTGAACCTGTAAACAAATATAACTGTTGATTGTCTGTGTCTGTCCACAAATCACCTGCTACTGAATTTGCTACGTCTGGTGCTGAGTCGCCACGTTTTAATCCGCCAGCCTCAATCCAGTTAGTTCCGTCATAAATTTTAAGAATGTTAACACCAACTGCTGTGTCATACCATAGTTGACCTTCAATTGGTCTTGCTGGTGCTGTACTATTACTAAAGTTTTCTAATAGTTGTAAAAAGTTTTGTCCAATTAACGCACCGTAGTCTGTTGTAAACCTACCTGGAATCTGTAATGTAGTAGAAGTATCGGTAGTGTTATCCTCGATAGCAATACTACCCTTATTCGTAATGTCGGTATAGTTAATAGTATATGCCATCTATTATCCCTCGTTGTAACCAGTTAAACTTTGTACTCTAACAGTATAATCGATTTGAATTAATCTGTTTAATGATTTTTGTACAGGATGGAATACAACGTGTGTTAATAATCTACCTGTTCCTGTTGGACTATAACTTACTAATCCTAACTCATCAAACACATACTGGTTTTCAGTATCTGTTGCTGTATCGTTTGCTTCTTGACCATTTGGCTCACCGTAGTCTAACAAACACTGTACAATAATGTCTGTGTAGTTAGTTCCACTAACGTGCCTTGTTTCAATTTTGTTTCTGTTAGGATCAACGTTGTTTACACTTTGATCGTCAACAATTTTCTTATATGTTTGGTTGTATAAACTTGCGTTTGTACCTGTGCTATTTGGAGTTAGGTAAGTAATAATGCCTGTAGGATCAACACTTGTACCACCATTACCAAACGCCATTTCGTACACAAATCCTTGTCCTGCATTTGCAAGGGATTCTGCCAAAGCAATACTCATATTTTCATAGTGAATTGCATTGCGTTTATCAATGAAAACTTCTTTTGTTTCGGGGTTAAAGATCTTAATGTGACCTTGCACTAACACTCCGTTTTTGTCTAATATGTTATCTGTCATTTATGTTTCCTACATTGTATTTATTTAGGTAAGTCAACCTCTTCAGCTCTTAAGAACTGTGCTATTGCATTTTTTGTCTTTCCTAATGTTTTTCCTGAATCATTCCAAGTTTTTCCAACTTTTCTGACTACTGTTACCCTAACACCGTCCGCTGGTGCTGTTATTAGTGTTAATATATTGCCAGAAACACTAAATTCTGCTTGTGCTGTAATATCGCCTTCTGGACTGTCTTGAGCAACTGTTGCATCAAACATTGCAATATCACGTTTTCGTAGACGTTTACCGCCTGCGAACACTTCAAATTCGTCAACACCTTTAGTAGGTGTCCAATCTAACAAGTATTCTGTTGAACTTCCATCACCAATATATGTGTTAATTAGTGTTTTGTCCTGGTAAGGAACAGTTTGTTGGAAGCCTTGATCAAAGATTTCATCACCTGTTTGGTGGATATCTTTAACTCCAGTACCAAATGTACCTCTACGTAACTGTGTTAAACTGTTACTATCCTTAACCATATACTCAATACGTTCACCATTAATGAAAATAACACCTGGTGTATTTGTAGTTTTATCTGGAACAAACATACTATCTGGGTTATCTACTATAATTTCTTTATCAAACGGTTTAAGATCTTGTACTAATCTATATTTATTATTATCTCCAAGTCGTTTGTACACTGTTCTGTTAAGCATGTCTTTAAACACTCTCCAACCAAACTTAGATACTGTTGGACCTGTTTCAGAAAACTGTATAACCTCAACAACATCATTTGCTGTTAATGGTTGTGCCATTCTTACAAATAACTGATCGTCTGTAACTTTGTAATCAACACTTGGTGTTTGTAACTTGCCGTTTACAACAATCCATACATATTCAGCATCAACTGTTTGTCTTTCAAGTTTAATTAAACCTGCAAGTAAGTGATTGTACTCAATGTCTGCCGCACTTTCAAAGTCAATAGTAGTTCTTGTAACAATATCAAAGTTCTTACGATTAATTTCTTGTATATCATGTTTACTAAAGTGTGTAACTTTGATTGTAGTATCTATTGTTGGTACAGTATCTAATGTTAGTACATTACCAGCAACTGTGTATTGGCCATCTGTTGTTACAAATATATCAAGTTTGTCACCTGCTTGTGCAACATTTTCAAAAATTTCAACACTTGAGTTAGCAGGACGGAAAATAAAGTCTGAAGTATATGTTAATGCATTACCGTTAAGCAATACAATAATATCATCAGCACCTAATGTACCTCCTGGTTGTTGCCAGTTACGTAATTGATATTCTACTCTGTTGTCAATAGTGAATGATTCGTTATAACCTGCATTAAGAATATTATCGCCAACTCTTACAATTATGTTATGACTTGCAGGCAAACTACTAAATGGTGTTGTGCTTAATTCATAACTTGCACTACTTCCATCAGCAATCAAGTTATCTGTTTTAATTTCACTAAATGTTTGAGCGTCACTTGCATATATTCCAAAGTTAATTACTGCTTCATCTGCCGGTGCCGCACCAAATGTAATTACTGCTTTGTTGGCAGTATCGTATGAACTGTCTGTAGTTTCTAATACGTAAGAAGGTTTTTCTCCGTTAACAGTTACAATACTATTAATATCTTCTCTCCAGTCAACATTCGTAACAAACTGTATAGTTGAACCGTCACCTGTAAATGTATCTAAGTCAAGAATCTTATCACCGTTACCGCTCATTGAAATTACATTAATTCTTTGATTAAGTGCTGGTGCACTTGCCATTGTAACAGTTTTATTTTTATAATCAACTGTGTAAGTAGATTGTAATGCAATTATATTATTCACTTTTACTAACAATGCATCTTTAGATTGCGGTATGCCGTTATAACTAAACACTGTAGTCGAACCATCACCAATGTATGAAACACTTTCAATAACACTTGCACCACTTCCTACTCTATCGTAAATTTTCATATCAAGAGTATCTAATACTTGTCCTGGAATTTGTTCTTCAGGACCTTTGCTTGTTAACTGTGTTACAAACCCATCACCGTCAATGTTAATTTCTTCTGGATTAATACCTGTTGCACTTGCATATGCTAAGTCGCCACCTTGTACCAATGTATCGTATGCTCTTGGATCAGGTACAAACGAACCGTCACTTGTATTTTTTCTAAATATTAATACATCATCAGCACCCGGACTGTTAATACCGTTGATATCTAATCCATCATTGTCAAGGAAGATAGTTTGTGTTGTACCATCACCTGTTAGTGTTGTAGTCCTTGCGTTTGGATTAGTTGGACTGCTTGGATAATTTGGATCATCAATTCTTGTACCATTCAAGTAAACATTATATTCAACACCATTTTCTAATGGCTTAGAAAGTGTTACACTAATTGTACTTCCATCTAAACGTATTACTTCATCTTCGTATGTATTATCGTATGAATCATAAGCACCAGTGAACCAACCTTCTGTTCCCCAACCAGAGCCGCCACCAAAGGTAAAACTCTTAACTTGAACTCCACCGTAATCAATGCCGTCCATTAACTGTCCAAGATCGTTTGCTAATTGTCCTGTAGTTGGATTGTAGAACAAGTTAATTCTATCTTGTGCAGTTAGTAATGAAATTTCTTTCTTATAACTAATCGATATATTACTGTTATTAGCCGGAGGTGTTGTAAATGTAACTTGTCCAATACTACGTTCATGTGTTCTACCTACGCTGTCAATAATATTTAAAACATTATATCCGCTCTGTAGTACTTCAATGCCGTCTACAGTTACTGACACTTGATCTGTTTTAACATCCATTGGCCATTTTAGTTTAAAGTTATACTTGCCGCCTGTACCTACAAACGTTTCTGTTTCTGCAAGTGTTGTAATAAAGAACGTTCCTGTTACTCTATCAAACTTAACAGTCATATGTGTAGTTCTTAGATTCGAGTTGCCTATAATTGCACTTGCTTTACCAACCTTACCACCGTCTGCTACTGCACCATTAAGTACTATTGTGGGTGCGGACACATACCCCTGGCCCGCATTGTCTATTTTAATTTCTGTAATTTTTCCGCCACCAACGTATGCTGTTGCTTTGGCTCCTGTTCCGCCGCCGCCAACAAACTCTACACCTGGTGCATTTTCATAACCTGATCCTGCATCAAAAATGTCTACTGATTTAATTTTAAAACTTGCATTATCTTTCCAATGCTTACTTGGATAAGTGTTTAAAAGTGATGCTGATTGTAATTCATCATCAACTACTCTAACAGTTTGTGGAATAATTTTTCCTGCAATATCGCTGTATATTGGAGATAAATCAAAGTCAGTAACCATAGACGATGCTGTGTCTTTACCTTCGTATGTACTTAGGTATTCTCTAATTTTAGATTTATATGGTTTAACTTCTTTTACATATTCTTCATAACTTTCTAAGAAATCATTATTAAATGTAATGTCTTTTCTTAATGAACCAATATTATGTTTTGCTTTGATAAATGATGTTTTAAACATCCAATCAACAAATTTTTGTTCTGATAAAATGTAACGCATTTGTGCAAAGGACGACGTATTGTACTCAATAGCAAGTTCGTCAACAAATATTTTATCTCTTAATGCTTTTAAGATAATACGCATTTCATCAATTGGTTGTAAGTCAAATGCACTGTCATCATAACCGAATGAATCGTATCCGATTAGTTCTTCGCTGTAATCATATAGTGACTTACCTAATTCTATTGTTGCATTTTGCCTACCAATAGTTTTATAGTTAACTGTATAGTCTACATTTGCTTGTGAATCTACTTTTTCTAATAGTAACCAGCCGCCTGACCCAACATTATTAATCTTAATAATATTACCAAACGTATCTTGTAGTGATTCTAACTTATAAGTTTCGTCAATAACATAATCTGCTTTCGTTAAAGCATTATAACCTGTAGCATACCAGTCAATGTAACTCCAATAAGGTTTTACATCATATCGTTGACTTTTAATTCTGTTCCAAATTACTGTGCCACCAACATATTCATACAATGACCATTTGTTTTCGTATGTTGTATCAGTTGTTGTAAGCACTGTAAATGGTCTTATTCTAATAGTATCTGTTTGAGCATAGTTAGTACCACTTTTAATAACTGTTGCACCTGTAATCTGTCCTACATTGTTCATTGTAAGACTAACTTCAGCGCCTGTGCCTGATACTGTTGTAATTGCTACTGTTGGTACTGTTTTATAACCGTATCCTTGTTCAGTAACGTCTGCTCTTAACACTTTACCATCTTGGATCGTTAAACTAACTGTTGCTTGTTTAAGTCTACCTACTGGTACAAACTGTAATTCGCTGTCACTGTCAATTTGTCTGTCAAATTTTCTTGATGCTACTGTTGGAATAGGATCATTAGTTTCTAAATCACTTAAATCAAAGTCATCAATTAAGATTTTTTGTTTTAATGATGTATTAACTCTTTCAACAAGTTGTTTTAATGCTTCAATCCTGTTAACAAACATTGTTTGTCTTGGCTCGTTAAGAATACCGTATCTATCTTTGGTTGTTAACTCTCTGTCTGGTACTGGTCTTCCTTGCTCGTCAAATCCGATTAAACTATCAAACCATTTACGTTCTAAATCTGTTTTAGGAACACTTGTTTCTAACCCGTCTGTAATAATCTTGTATTGGTTGTGTACATTTTTATCAGTTTCTTCAATATTCCAATATGCAAATTTAAGAATAGTGTCATTACCTGTAATAGAACTTTGTAAGTTATGTAATGTCCACTCGTTCTTATCAAGCATTGTTGCAAATTTTAGTCCTGCACCTGATGGATCTCTAATTAACTCTTGTACATCAGCGGCACTAATTGTTCTTCCTGGTACATTTGGTGTTGTTTTCTTATTACGTACCCAGTAGTAATAATAAAGTGTAAATTTTTGTGCTTCGTCATCATAAACACGTCTTGAACTATAAGCATTGTCGCCGTATTTTGACTTTCCACTAATTCCTTCTACTAATCCTGATTCAGTATCCGCTTGTTCGTCCCATTCACTTGGTAATAAATCACTTTCTACCCATTCGTAAATTTCAACTTCTGTTCCTGGGAACACTGAATTCATTGTATTACTTGTAGTGAAGATATTTCCTGTGTTACTGTACGGATTAATAAATCTTACAGCATCGATATCCCACCATAATTTACCAACATTGTTTGTTGTGTCAAACATTGTTTCGTCTTTTACAACTGTTGTATCAGTTGCTATGTTATATGTTGAAGGATCATATGTTGTTTTAAATGTTAACTCTGTTTCAGCCGTTCCTGCAATTTTTCCTTGTGCTGGATCAATGTAATCAATGTACTCAGTAACCTGATTTGTATTTTTATCATATAAACTAATACCTTTGAATCGGCTAAGATCAACTAATGGTCTTTCAGATCTAATTTTTTCCCATAGTTTAGTATTAGGATTTGATCTGTAATCTATTACTGTTCCTCTGCTATTGTTATCATCTCTACTATATGTTGGTATACCAATATAAATGTGATTACCGTTGATGAACATTGTTCTACCAAAGTATAATGCTTTGCTATCTGCAAATTTTAACTTGTCTGCATACACATATCTGTTACCTAACAGTTCATAAACAAATACTTCACCAGTATCAATAAGTGATGTATTGAATAATGTAGTTCCATTGTCAAATGCTGTTATGCCGCCGTCAAATCCTGTAATACTTGTAAGGTCACCACCTGCTGAATGTACTGCAATCCTATCAGTTCCGTACTTAACAACTGATCCAAACTTCTCGTTTGCAATTCCTTGTGGTCCAACCAAGTGCTGTACTTGTTGGAATGTACCATTAATACTTTCGTAAATGAATACTGTACCTTGGTTTACATATTCAGCACTATATTTAGGAGCACCTACAGCAATAAATCTACCATCATTGGAAACTGTTACTGAACTTCCGTAGCCAATGCCGTCTGCGTATGCATCAATTACTTGACTGAATAAAAAGTGTCCTAATACTTTTCTATAAATTGCTAACTTAGGTGTATTAATAGAACTATCTACAGCATCTCCGTACTTAACAATAGTTGCTAATACTTCTCCGTCACTGCTGATTCCAAATTGTGTACCAAATTCATATAAATTAGTATCTTGTAATGCACTATCATCACCAATAATAAAGCCTGTATCGTTTGGTAAGTACCCATTCAGATCAAGTCCTTCAGTAATTAGTGTCCAATTTGATCCATTCCATGCACCTGCAATAATATTTGTTTGTGCCTGATAAATTTGTCCAAGATATTTTACATATTCGCCAGTTTTATAAGTTACAGTTGTACTAAAGTCACCTTTGTAGTCTGTATCTTGTCCTAAAATCCAACCTTTTATTTTGTCGTATTTTATAACATTAATTCTACCTGGTTGTGTAAATGTTCCGTTGCCTTTGCTTAACAAGTATGCAGTATAAGTTCCGTCATTGTGTGTAACCATTTCAACTGTTGCACCTAAATGTCTACTATCTGCCGCATCTGGCATAATATAAACGTTATGTAAATTATAGAAATTACTTGTATTTCTTTCGTAGATAGCATATGCACCTTGTCTTGTTAATGCACTTGCTGTACCACTCGAATTTGCAGTAATATTGTAAACTCTTTCCCAATCGTTATTAGTATTGCTTGGAGGATTTGCATCTCTTGAAATACCCGATTGTTCTACACTGTCATAAATCCAGTATTCAAACCCTTGTAATGTTCTTGCTGAGCCTGGTGTTAAGTTTACATCTTTTTGTACAACAACAATTGGTCCTGCTGTATCTGATTCTAAATGTCTTGTGTTGACTGTACCAACAAGTCTTACAACGCCTACGCCTTGTGATCCACCGTTAATACTTAAACTTGAAATATCATTATTATCTGAACCAAACTTCCAAGTACCATCAACATTTTTAATCCATAGTCTTAAAGTGTTAAACAGTTTTTCTACTCCTGCAACTGTCGCTGTTGCAAGTGTGTCATTATCTTGTACTGTATCTCCAATAACAGGAATAAAAGGTTCACCGTAATTAGGATTGAAGTCAGCATCGCCTGGTGTAGGTGAGCCTCTGTCATCAAATGATGTAAGATTTATTTCCAGCCAACCGTTCCAAATATCATAAACTGTATGTTCTGTTCTGTTTAGATAGTCGTGTGTTATCTCTGGACTTATTACACCTGGATTTTGTATTAATCCATCTGCTGTTGCATATTCATTAAAGAAAAAGTTGAATGTATTTCCTACTGAAAGACTGCTTGTTAAAGTTGCTGGTGCTCTAAATACCCATTTGTCTGAAAGTACATTACCGCTATCACCTAAATATGTTAAAGTTTCAATGTAACTTGTTTTTGTAGGATTCTGATCTGTTAGGTTATCTTGAATTCTAAGTGCATTATCATAATATTTTACACTACGTGATACACCTGTTTTAATAATGTCTTGAATAACAAGATATGGTTTAGTTTCAATAGTAGTTGTTGAAGTAAAACTTGCACTCGGTCCAGCAATTTGCCACCAACCGCCTAATAAAGTTTCTTCTTGTTGTACTGCTCTTTCAAATGCACCTATTTGAATATCACCAACAAATAATGTACCTGTTGACTCAAACAACCCGTTTGCATCTTTAACATAAATTAAACTTCTATTATCACCTGTAGTATGTACCTTAGTAACAACTGCAACTGCTGTTGCACTACTAATTGTTTCTCCTACACTTGGAATAGCCTGTGTGTTATCAATTAATAATATATCATCGATTTTTTCTACAATAGCATGTTCGCCATCTAAAAATGCCTTAGTCATTAATGGATCATTATTGAACGGTGTTACACCACTTGGATATCTTGTGTTAATGTCATTCCATAATAGTTGTAACTTATCGCCTATTTCTGTTCCGTCATATTGTCCTTTAGGTGCTCTAATTAACATGTGATCTGTTAACTCTTCAGGAAAACTAAAATTACCTCTTAATATAAAGTATAAGTTGCTGTACACATTATTTTCTAATGTACTAACAAGTGCTTGTACATGAGAACTAAATGTTTGATATTCTAAACTTGGATCTTGTGGCTCAACTGTTGTCTTTGCTTGCCAGTATTGATTTGTATATTTTACAGTATCAAATTGTGCGTAAGTAGTAGAACTATTAAAGTCGCCTTTGTAATAAGACTTAACATTAGAAGCATACGGCATACCAACAATTAACCATTTACCATCTGTGGAAATATTTGTACTTTGACCGAAACTATTTTCACCACTTGACATAACCCCTGTTGGAGCGTCAAGTATTTGAGATTGTACAGCCTTAAGATTTTCTGATGCTCTAAAGTATATGTCTACTCTACCATTTTCTGTTTCGTCTGGTACACCAACTGGAATAATACTGTTAGTTGCGTTTGCACTAATACTTGTTCCAAAGTTTTTATCATCAGTACCTAAAATACCTTCAATACTGTTACTAAACATTTGTTGTGATTGTGCATATTTGTTTTTATTTTCTACAACCGCCCATCTATTGTTTTCGTCTTGGTCAACCCAAACTCTTTCATTATTACTAACATTATCTCTTGTAATTTTTTTATTAACACCATTAAGATCAGCAACCCTTACACTGTTTAACTGTGTAATGAATCCTGAAATTTCTGGTAAGTCTGGTTGTTCTACTGATGTTGTAGCATAGATAGTGTTAAGACTTGTTCTTTGAACTTTAAAGAATCTATCTACATCACCTGTACCAAGCACACTGATAATATCGTCTTTTACGAACGGAGGTGCTTTACCTGTTGTAATCTCTATCATACCCGAACTATCCGAGTTTACAATAGAACTTACCTTGAATGGTGTTTCAGTTTGGCGCAAGACATCCCATGTTTGGCCTTTTTTAGCAACCCAAATATATTTTCCTACATCTATTGTGTTAGGATCAAGTCCAAGTATATCATCATAGTTTGTAACTTTAAATTCAGCGTCTGCTTCAGCAACATATCCTGCTGTCTTAATATATGACTCTTCCTCTGGAATATATTTTGTTGGGAACGGAGCATGATTATAATCGTCTGGTTTACTGTACACTTCCGATGGAGCATATCTATAAACAAGGTCAGTTAACAACGGGTCAATATTTGGTACTAATTGAAACGGTTGCGGACTTAATCTAAAGTTGCCTTCGTCCAGTTTATATTCAATTTCTTCAAAGCCACCGTTGGCTCCATATTGTCCAACTTTAAATGCCCATTCTTCAAAAAACTCTAAACTTGAATTTTCTGTATTTGATAAAGCATCAAACAATTTACTTAATGAATTTACTGTTCCTTTATCTTGGATATATCCTTGATAGAATTTGTATTGTGAAACATCATCATTAATAATGTTTTCAATATACTTACGTTTCTGATAACCTGTTAAGTGTTGTGCCAACCGTTGCTGTTCACTGTCAAAATTATCTGTATCTAAATCATAAAAGTCTGCAAATTGATTTGCTTTATAATCTAAGTTTGGTACAAGTTCTGCTTTAGGTTTTTCAGGTAATTTATACCAGTCTGTTTCGTCAAATGTTGTCGACCCTGTAATGTTATATTTTGCACTGTAATAAAATGTTTTGTGCTGAACTACAGAAGCAATATCATAGTCTGTATTTTCTTCCCAATCTTTACACACAACATTATCGTATGTAAATCCAGGAATATTTAAACCACCATTCCAGTCAGTACTTCTATAACCTAATATTTTAATACGTGCTTGTCTGTATCCAGGACCTGGATTATAAATTGTGTCATTGAATACTGTTTTGTTATCAATTAAACAAACATGTTCTTTTTGTACAAGTGGTAATTTTAAAAAGTAGATTCCGTCAGCAGTGTTTTTAAGTTTTAATCCAAACGTGTTTTGATTGCTACGTAATGTATTTGTAAATTCTTCTTTAAGTTTGCCGCCGTCTGCTTTTAATAATGTATAGTCATAAAAGTTATCAAAGATATTATCTACTACTGCATATGGTCTGCTAAACTGTAGGTTAATAGCACTTGGACTTAGAGTAAGTAATGCACCTTCACTCCAGTTTTGTGTAGTCCAGAATAAAAATTCTCTTGCACTTAATTCCCAGTTTTCAACTGTTTCAAGTTCTCTGTTAAATCCGCTAAAGTCAAAGCCTTGTTTTATTAAGTATTGTTCGTAACCTAATATAAAGTCAATAACATCCTGGGTAGTTCTTAGCATTGTACCGTAATTTAATTTACTTGTTGTACTATCAAATGCTCGTCTTAGAATTCCTTCTCTACCACCTTCCATTGGAAGTTCAACAAGTTTAACAAAATTTTCATCTGTAATAGTTTGGAAACTTCCTGAATTTTGTACACGGAAAAAGTTAGTAGAAACTCGTATAATTTGTCCTGCTTGGTAACGTTCTCCTGGCACCCATTCTAAAAAGTTTTCACTAACACCACCTACGTTAACAACTGGATCAGCGGAACGTTCAATATGTTTATAATAGTCAAAGTATGGTTTGCTTTTGTCATAACCTTTAACAACAAATCCTGCTGTGCGTTTTTCAATAATTACACCACTGTAAGAAACAGTGTCAACTGGAGAACTTGTGTTTAGAATAATTTTATAATTTTCTTCTGGTACAAAAACATTTCCTTTATTATTAGGAGTTCTTGAATCAAGTAATAACTTAAACTTATTTTTTTCAGTAAAGCCACCTATCTTAAATCCAAGTTGTACTGCAAGGCTCTTAACGTTCTCTTTATATGCTTTATTAAGTTTAGTTACGTCTGCATTAATATAGTTGAAAATATAGTTAATTAGACCCGCTGTAGTTACACGAGTAGTGTCTTCTACAGTGTTAGGGAATATTAAATTCTTAGGCTCTAAACGTTTATCAGTTGACGAATAAACAATGCCGCCTGCTGGATTACGTTTAATTCTTGATCTATCAAAGCCAACGCCCATTACCTTAGCAGGTTGATGGATTAAAAATGCTGTTAGTAATGCAAATGGATATTCTGCACTTCTACGCCATGCACTTTCTACAGGTGATTCGTCGCCAAACACAAATGAGTTATTTGTTTCAGGAACAATAAGTCCTTGTGCATATCCGCTTTCGTATGGACTTATTAAATTACCTTGACCATCTACAGGAATGTATTTTGTTAAATCTTTTCTTTTATAATTTGTTTTGTATCTAATAGGATTATTAGGCTCACGTACTAACCCCTTCTCAAGGTCTTCCCAAAGAATTAAATTTTCTTTTGTGTAAGGTGCTGGGCCATATACTGTTTCCCACCAAGTTGGTTGATCTACATATCCTAAAACTTTCCACGGAGTTGTGTGCGGAGTATCTGTACTTAGATAGTCTTTATAAATTGCTCTCCAAAAACCTGGTAAAGGTGCACCGTCTGGATCAGCCATTATAGAGTAATTCCATGTAAACGAATTTGCTCTATCGTAGAATGATATATCTGTATAATCAGGATCACCTGCAATGCTTAACCATTCAACAAAGTCAGTAATAGTAACTTCGTCTGCATCAAGTCTTGTGAATCCTGTGTCTCTTGTTTTATGTCCAAGGAAACTATCAATATCAAATATGTTAATATCGTAATTTACTTTAACATTATTATAAATTCTTTTTTCAATTTCTAATAGAATGTCATCTCTATAATCTTGGTATGCTTTAGTAACACTACCATCATGCCCTTTGATAAGCACACGCGGTGTACTATACGTGTTGTCAGTAAATATTACTGGTTTGTGTAACGGATATAATCCTAACTTTGTTGGTGTAGGTGGAATAAACGAAGCGTCTGTTGATTCGTATTCATAAATTGTGATAGTGTCATCTACAGCAAGAACAAAATCATTACTAATTTGAATAAAGCCTTCTGATGTAAATGTATAATCTTGTCCATGTAACATCTGTACATTGTTGTGATATACATAAACTGCTTTAGCACTAACTGTTGTTAAATCAAATGGTGTTGTTAAACTATAAAATTTATTACCTGAATCTGTAACAGTAAATTCACGCTTGTTATTAGCACCTGACCCAATCATGTCTGTCCAGTAAAATGCTGTTTGCTTTGATTTCTCAGATTGCCATTTTGCAATTACTTTATCAGTTAAGTATTGTGCTGATCCGTCTAAGCCTAATTTTTCTGAAATATCTACTATTGCTCTTTTAAACTTTGCGTATTCTTTTCTTGCAAATCTAAGTGCTTTTACAATATTATAATCTTTGTTTGTAATGTGATACAACGACAATGGAATAGTACCCGAGTGTTGTACAAATTTTGTACCAAGTTTTGCAAGTCCGCCTAAGTTACGTAAGTTACTTGGTCCTGGAAAAGCCCCTTCAAACCCGTTAACGTTACTAATAATAGTGCTTACATGGTCAATTACTTCTCCGTATGTAAAGGTACTAATGTTTTCATTAAGTGGATTATTCTGCAAGTTAATCGGAAACTCGTATTTTCCGTTTTCGTTTTTGTCTGCTTCACTTGTAGTATGGATTATTAAGTTATCGCCATTTTTTAGAGGAGTAACAAACTGTACATAAGCAATGCCGTTTTGTCTATTTAATGACCAAGCACTTTGTCTTACATTGTTTACAAATACTTGTACATCTAAATTATTTAAATCGCCACTTCTGTCATATACATCAATTGCAAAGGTATTGTTTTGTCCGTCGACCATATATTGACGTACAACTTTTTGTATACTATCTGCATCTGCCTTTTCCCAACCACTTACATTTGTATAAGTGTTTAGTCCTGTATATTTTCTTAGAGTAGACGAATCTGTATTTTGTGTATAATCTTTTTGTGCAAGTTGATATGTAAAAGAATCTGTTAACAAATCAAAGTTAAAAACAATATCTCCACTGTTTTCAATATTTCTATAAGTTAAAGGTAATCCTATTACAGGATCATTAGCACCCGATCCTTGTTTATAACTAAACAAACAAGTACCTGTAAATGTATTTGCATTATACGTATCAAAACTTACATCAGTAATATCATAAAGATTAAATTTAGGTTTCTGATTTGTTTTTAGTTTGTCTTGTGCTTTGATCCATTTAGTACCATTGTACCAATAAATTTTACCTTGGTTAACTGTACCGCCTGCAACTAATACTGTTTCATTTTCTAAAGGAGTAGTATCTGTTTCATCTTGCAACGCAATTTGTCTTTGACCGTTGTGTGTGATAAATTTTACTTTGTAAATTCTACCATTAACTCTAATGTCAGGATCTTTAGTGAAAAGTATACGTAATCCTTCTGTAACTTCAACACCGTCAATGTTATAACCTTCACTGCCCTCAATAGTACTAAACACGTCACCGGTAAAGTCGTCAATTAAATCAACGTTTGTTTTCTTCATACTACCAAAATTGTATAAACGTAATCCTGCGTTGAATTCAATAATAGGACGTTTAGCACGTTGCGTTTGATCTAACGCAATCTCTGTGCCATTTGCTATAGCAGTTTTTTCAATAGTGTCTTTGTGGAACCAACGATTGTGTCTACTCCATTGGTTACCGTCAATACTTGCTCTATTAATTGTAATGTAGTCTTGTTCTTTAGGATAGTTAAGTGCTTGTCCGAAAGGTAACTTATCAAAGTTTTCTGTATCAAATGGTACAAATATATTTGAACTGTATGCTCCAGTAATTTCAAGATCTGCTTTGTTAATTAGTTGTATAGATTCACCAACTCCTTCAACATACCAATATCCTTCGCTATACTTTGCTGGTGTTACATCACCTAAAAACTCTACTAACATACCATTGGATAAATCAGTATCTGTTCTTGTTGTATAAGTTAACTTTTGTAGAATTTCTTTTTCTACATCTATCTCTGTATTTTCTAAAATATTATAAAGTGTAACTAAGCCTGATGTGTTTACATCATTTTGACTGATATAAAATAATGTATCAGGTGCATCAAGTGGCACTGTAAATTTAAGTGTGCCTTTTTCTACATACACTGTTGCTGATTCTACACCGTCGGTATAAATTGTAGAGATATTATCTCCGTCCTTGAATCCAGTTATACCGCCTTCGACAGGCTCTACTATGTATTCACCTGTGTCGTAGCCATCGGTGTCATATAATTCTGCTTCAAACTTACCAGATGCCAACACACCTTCAACTGTCTCAGTTATAATCGCTTGTCCTGGAGTAAATGCTCTATTGGTTGCAAATGCTATTGGATGTCCAGGTGTATCAATCTCGAATATGTAAGTTTGACCTTTGTAAAGTTTTAGAGTAGGATTTTGTGTTAAACCTGTTGGGGTAAATTTATACGCTACGTTGTCATCATTTTCCTCCACGGATACTTTAAAAGTAGATACAATTTCTTTGTTCTGTCCAAAGATAGGTAATACTTGTGGTCCTGCTGGAAGCCAATAGTATTCTCTAAAGTTTGTAAACTTATCCCAATCAACATGTGGTTGCCACGCATAATATTCTTGTGCGTTAATTTTACTATGATCAGGATTTCTATTACCAAACGCTCTTAGTTGGTTTATGTAATCATTATAGTCTTTGTAAAAGTCAACATTGTCAACATTGTCTTTTAAAACAACTGCTGGTTCTAATTGATAATTTTGTCTTTGGTCTGAAACGTCATTAACATAGTTGTCTGCTGACTGAACTGCTTTTGCGTCTCTACGGCCATAGTAAGAATTAAGTTTTTCAACTTCTCCTGGATTCATAAACTGATCCAGTGTACTTGTTAAAAACTTTTTATTTGCTGGTGTTCTAAAATACTTAGGTAAGTGGCTTAGGCTTGTTCGATTTTCGCCATCGTCGTTTGGACCAATTGGAATATCATTCTGGTCATTATCGTAAGCCATTAGTAACCTCCGCTACTTGAACTTGATGAACTGCTTGAAGAACTTGAACTCGATGAACTCGAACTTGTTGTACTTGTACTTGTATTTGTAGTTGTACCTGTATTTGCACTTGATGTAATCCCTGCATTCTCTGTTGTGGCTGTACTTACTATAGTACCTGTTGTTTGTAATCTTGATGCTGTAAGGCTATCGATTATTGCAACATTATCAACAGTTGCTCCACTAATGAAAATTTCATCGTTCTCTGTTGACACTTCGTATAGACTTCCAAATGCTTTCTCTGTTTGATTAGGTACTAACACAAGTGTTGTAATGTCTGGTGCTAATACATTAACAATATATGTGGATAGTTCTGTGAAACTAAACTTGTCTCCAAAGTCCCAGAATTCTAAAGCAAAAAATTCATTAATTGCTTGTACAATTCTTAACTTAATATCATTGTCATTAGTTATTACTTCTGGATTTTTAACAACTTTAAATGTTGCTTGTAAATCTGAATCTGCTTTGTTACCAAACAATATTTTATAGTTAACTGGGTGATAAATTACTTCATCACTGATTGATTTAATCTTATTAATTTCTGCTCCAAAGTTCTGAAATAATTCATCTGAACTTGGTGGTAAAGGTTTAGTAGTTATAGTATTTGCCAAGTACTGTCTAAATGATCTATCATATGTTTTTGTTAACAAGTATGTATCAATAATATTAGAACTACTTGGGTCTAATCTATTATTCTCATCAGCACTGTGTACGTATTGGAATACAAGTTTATCTCTACCTTGATATGCTTTATATCCTGTTTGTAATGTTAGGTTTGCATTTGTTTTGCTGTATACTTTAAAAACATTGTTGTCTACAAAGTAAAATATTGTACCGTCATCGTATTGTGACAATGCGCCTGTTGCTGTTTCTGATGCAAACGTTCTAATATTTTCTACTGCGGCATCTACATAATCATAATTTGTAGATTGATTATTTGAAATCTTTTCTTTTAGAAAAATCCATTTTGTTAACGGATTAGTATCCTGTGCAACAAAGTCATCAAACAACGCTGGATTATCAACTACGCCATCACCGTCACTGTCAAAAAATCCTACTTCTACTTTTTTACTATTAATATATCCTTCTTCATCTCTAAACTCTTTAGTAACTTGCCAAGGATAATCAATAGTTGCAGGTGATACTGAATCTGGTTTCTTGTTAATAGACATTAAGTTAATTTTATCTCTAATAACTTGTCCTGTTCTACTGTCGTAAATTCTGTCTGTTTCATCAAAGTAAAACTTAACTTCTTTATTACTTTCAAAAATGTATCTAACACCTCTGTAAGTTATATTGTATTTTTCACCATCTGTTTCAAATAACATTAACCAACTTGAATCTAAGTTTTGTCCTGATGTGTCACCGGTCTTACCCATATTAAACGCATTACCGATACTTAAATTATTATTAAGAATTACACGCCATTCTCTATCTGAAGTACTGTAACGTACTCCAAATGTTTTATATGAAAATATTTGATCAATAATTTGTGTTGTAACATCAGTTGTTAAGTTTGTTGCAAACTTAGGTTTAACTTCATCTAATACTGCACCGGTTGGAATAACATCGTTAAAGATAATCGGTCCTTGACCGTCATCGTAGTTTTCAGTTCCTTTATCGTTTACTCTAACAACCTTTGTCCAAATGTATGTTGTTGCGCCTGGATGGTCTGCATCGCCAGCCATTAATTCATGACTGTTGTCTTTCATAAAGTGTTTGCCTTCTGGAGCAATAAATTTAACCATTGCGCCTGGCTCTACAAACTTTAATGTACTACCAGTAAATGTTCCTACTGTTAATTTAATATCTAATGAGTCTGAAATATAACCGCTGGAGTTATTAGTTTGTTTTGCAACCTGTGTCCAGTCTGCTTGTAAGTCTGTTGTTGATATTTTAGGAAACTGATTTAAGAAAAAGTTTTTAATTACAGTGTTTGAAAGTAACGGTGTAATTACGTTTTGAATATTTCCTTCTACATCTGTTTTTGTATTAAAAGAAAAACTAATTTTTTTATCAAACACCTCTTTATAGATAACGCCATCGTTACCAAATATATTTGTACTTGAATACTTTCCTGTTGAATCAATTAAATCAAAGTATCTTGAAATACCCGAACTTGTTCTATTGATACTTTTTACTTTAACTACTTCTTGACTAACTGCTCTTGGTGCAACATTATAGTCCTCACCAGTAATCATTCTATTTTGTGTATAGTATGTACTTGGAGCATTTTCTTTGATGCTTTTTGAAGTTTCTGGTCCACTTGCATTATCAACTGTGTATTTTAATGAACATACAAGTGTAAATGTTTCAGGTGTACCTGCACGACTTGTATATGGTACACTAATAGTTACGTTGGTTAATTCTTCAGGTTGGATTGCAAACTTGCTACCAAGTCCTTTTCTAAAGTAACATCTAAATTGTCCTTTAGGCAAATCACCAAATGTTCCGTCTGCAAATAATAAACTAATTCTGTCATCAATACGTGATTGCACAGCATACAAACTTCTGTTCTGTTTATTAATACTATTATAAATTACATTGTTACCTTCAGTTGCTTCAACCTTAGTCCATAATTTTGTTTCGTTTCCGTTACTGTCTAATTGATAAAGCCAAACATCTGAATTTTTAATTTTTGTTGTGTCAATTGCAACTGCTTGGTTGGTAGTTGGATTTTCAATTGAAAAATT